GATAAAGCGTGAGAAGAAAAAAGAAGGTATACGAAGACACATTAAGGATCGTAAACTAAAAGCGCTTAAAGGAGAATTATGAGATATTTTAGGTTGTTAATGTCTCGTATGTTTAATTTGAAACAACTAAAAGAAAAAGAGGAAAATATAATGGCAAGAAAAACATTATCAAAAAAAGTAAAAGTATTAAATTTATTATCAAAAGGTGCACCAGTAACATGGAAAGCATTAAGAAGTAAGTTTGATTTAACATCACCAAGAGCAATGGTAGATCAATTAAGATCAGAAGGACACATGATTTATATTAATGAATCAACTAAAGGCACTTCTTACAGATTAGGTACACCTACTAAATCTATTATCGCTGCTGGTATTAGAAAATTATACGGTCCATTTAAATACGCTTATTCAGCGTAATTGATCGTATAAATAGTAATGTAAGGCTGCTCGTAAGTCCTTACATTAAGAGGTAGAGTGTCTTCCGCAAAGGCACTTAATTCGGTGATGTTTGATAGTTTTACTCCGTGATAAAAAAAACTATCACATTGGTCCATTGGTCTTTGTAGCATTATGATTTGCCACCACAAGTCAAATGATAGGCTCAGTAAGATGAGTTAGGGTAAAAGTGGGTGAGACCTACCACTACCAATATAAATAATTTTATATAAGACTTGTAATTTAAAAATTAATTCTTATATATAATAATGATACGCTCATAAGAGGTATCATAACATTAACTCGCTTAATAAAGGAGCAAATATGACTAATAGAGACCTAAGAATATGGAACGATCTAAGACCTTTTTCAGTAGGATTTGATAACATATTCGATCATTTTAATTTACACCTAGAAAACACAAGGTCAGTAAATTATCCCCCTTACAATATAAACAAGATAGATGATTTCAATTGGAACATTGAGATAGCACTTGCTGGTTTTGGCAAAAAAGATATTGATGTATCTACTGCTGAAAATCAATTAACAATTAAATCAATTGAGAGTGATGAAAAGGACGATAAGGATACTATCCATAGAGGTATATCTAAAAGACAATTCACTAGATCATTTACATTGGCAGATGATGTTGTTGTAAATGGTGCTGAATTAAAAGATGGTATGCTAACTATCGAACTTGAAAAAATTGTACCAGAGGAAAAGAAACCGAAGACAATTAAAATAAAATAAATTAAAACATATAGGCGATCTTTCGAGGTCGCCTTATAAATAATTAAAACAACTTGTTAATCAATACACTAGAACACCACTAGTAAAGAGATTGACAACCTAACAACAAGGAGAAACAATATGCTTATACAAGCTAATCACAAAGTGGATTTATCTAAACATAAAAGATTAACAAATAACCACTTAACAATTCACAAACAATTTCACAATAGACAAACTAATGCTAAAATGTATGGTGATGAATTTCCATACGGTACAGCTTCTGAACCTACACTAGTTGATAGAAAAGATATCAAATGGCGTGGAGGAAGATTTCAAACATATCAAAGTAGATTTGGTAATGGTAATCCTGCACATAAAGATATCAGAAATTCAATACATGAACAAGGTTTAAAATTAACATCGCCTGGCATAAGTCTAATTAGAAAGTCAGATGGTTTATATCCATTAACTGGTCACACAAGAGATAAAATATTTGAGGAGATAGGACTAGAGAATTGTATCGCCACAATATATGATATACCAGAAGACTCAGATGCTTCAAAATTTGCCCTAAAATTAAATCCAAAAAGTGATCCATCAGGACCATCAAGACTTTATGATATAGAGCAAGAGTGTAAAATTGCTTTACAAAAAGGTTGGATAGATAAACATGATGATATGGTAAAACAGATAGAGGCAATAACTGAAAGATTTTATGATATTTGCGAAGGTAGTTTTACTAAGAATGCTATGGACGCCTCTATTCTTCGTGTCTATAATGATATGAATACAAATCCTGATGATGTGATATCTTGGGAATCACAAACACAAATCAAGACATGGATGAATAAAAACAAATATATTAATACAGATAAGATAAAATATCTAGTCGTATCTGCTTCAACCGTTAGTTCAACCATAACCAAAGCTGCCAGACTTGCAAAAGATAATATTGGTGCTCAAATTAGAGTTGTCATACACACAGGTGTTTTAGACTCTGGTAATTTACTAAACTCTTATAATGAAATGGTAGATAGATTTAAAACTATTTGGGAATCAGATATAGAAAATATCAGAGCAACATTTTTTGAGGCTTCACCAAATGAATCAAAGGTTGCATTTGCTGATAACATAGTTTTGTATGGTGCTTTACCTGCTTTAAAAAAAGAACATAAAAACTTAGATAAGATAAGACTATTTAAAAAACAGCAAACGGTAACAATAAACGGAGAAAGGGAAGAGTTATTTCAATCAACAAGTCCATTAAACATATAATTATTAATGAGGCCTGCTTGACAGGCCTCTTTAACTTTGTTATAATTATAATAAACAATTAAAGTGAAAGAATATATATTATGAAATTAAATCAAAACACAATAGAGACTCTAAAAAACTTTGCAGGTATTAATACTAATATCCTGATTAAAGAAGGTGACGAGTTATCTACAATATCAACAATGAGAAATATATTTGCCAGAGCAAAAGTTTCTGATAGTTTTACAAATCAGTTTGGCATATATGATCTAAATGAATTTTTATCAGCAGTATCAGGTTTTTCAAAACCAGAGTTGTCATTAAAAGATAAGTATATGACAATATCATCTGAGGGTAGTAAATCAAAAGTTAAATATTATTATTCTGATCCATCAGTAATAGTATCACCAACTAAAGAAGTTAATATGCCAGACGCTGATGTAACTTTTAGTTTGACAGAATCAAACTATAAAGAGTTATTAAAGATGGCTGCAATATTAAAGTCACCTGATCTAGCATTGATAGGTACAAAAGGTGGTGATATTGTTTTAAAAGTTTGTGATAAAAAGAATGATACGTCTAATACTTTTGATATTACAGTAGGTCAAAACGCTACAGCAGATTATACTTTCTATTTTAAAGTAGAAAATATGAAAATGCTTGATGGTGATTATGATGTTTCTGTATCTTCAAAATCAATCTCACATTTTAAGAATAAGAAGTTACTAATTGAATATTGGATTGCTTTAGAACCAGATAGTACAATAACAAAGTAGGTCTGTAATGAATACAGATTTTTTGTGGGTCGAGCAGTATCGACCTAAAACTATTGATGATTGTATATTACCTGATTCTTTAAAAACTTTATTTAAGTCCTTTATCAAGAAGGGTGAATTATCTAATCTATTATTTTCAGGCACACCAGGCATAGGTAAGACCACAGTTGCGAAAGCATTATGTGAGGAACTTAATTGTGATTGGATTATGATTAATGGATCCGAAGAAGGTGGTATTGATGTATTAAGAAATAAGATTAAAAACTTTGCTTCAACTGTATCATTATCTGGTGGTAAAAAAGTTGTGATATTAGATGAGGCAGATTATCTTAATCCACAATCAACACAACCTGCATTAAGAGGATTCGTAGAGGAGTTTCATAAGAATTGTAGATTTATTCTTACTTGTAATTTTAAAAATAGAATTATAGAACCTTTACATAGTAGATTTTCAAACATAGAGTTTAGAATTAATCCTAAAGATAAACCAAAACTTGCAAGTAAACTATTTGAAAGAGCAGTTTATATTTTAAAAGAGCAAAATATTAGTTATGAAGAAAAGGTCCTTGCTGAATTAATTAAAAAGCATTTTCCTGATTTTAGAAAACTAATAAATGAATTACAAAGGTATTCAGTAAGTGGCACAATAGACGCTGGTATTCTAGTAAATGTATCAGATGAAAATTTAAAATCGTTACTAACACATCTAAAGAATAAAGAGTTTAGTGACATGAGAAAATGGGTAGTCAATAATCTTGACAATGATCCTGTTAAAATTTTTAGAAAGATATATGATACATTATATCAAAGTTTAGAACCATCTACTATACCTCATGCTGTTTTAATTATTGCTGACTATCAATACAAGTCAGCGTTTGTTGCTGACCAAGAGATTAATCTAGTTGCTTGTTTAACTGAGTTAATGTCACAGGTCAAATTCAAATGAGTTATGAATTAAAAGATTATCTTAACGCTATAAATTTTACTAAAAAGAATCTAATGGATTCTGAAGATAAATTATGGCAAAAGAAATATCCTTCCTTTATAGTTAATAAAATATTATCTGGTTTTCAAGATACCGTAATGCTTGTTAATGAAATGAATCGTAATCATTTTGTTGATAAAGATATGCAATTTCACTTTCTACTAAATAGTATTAGATCAAAGAAAAGGTTTAGTCCTTTTTTGAGAGCAAATAAATTAAAAGATATTGAGTGTGTAAAAGAGTATTATGGATATAGTAATGATAAAGCAAAGTCTGCTCTTGATATACTCACCAACGATCAAATAAAGTTGATTAAGGAAAAATTATATAAGGGTGGGACCAAATGAATGAATTAGATAATGTCTGGCAACCAGAGAGTATGCTAGAGGTACAATTAAAAGAACCTGATGATTTTCTTAAAGTCAGGGAAACACTTACAAGAATAGGAGTGGCATCCAGAAAAGATAAAAAACTATTTCAATCTTGCCACATATTACATAAACAAGGAAGATATTTTATAGTGCATTTTAAAGAGTTGTTTGCTTTAGATGGTAAACAAGCAAACTTTTCTGACAATGATGCTGAAAGAAGAAATACAATTGCTCAATTATTAAGTGATTGGGGATTAATTGCTATATTGAATAAAACTGTTGCTGAGAAGAAAGCACCTTTATCACAAATTAAAGTTTTAAGTTTTAAAGAAAAGAACGAGTGGGACCTTCAAGCAAAATATAATATAGGTAAAAAAATAGATGAAGGCACCAAAGTTTAAAGACTTTATAACAGAGCAGAAAAAAGAATCTTATAAACTGCTTGTTATAACAGACGAGCCAGAAAAGGCTAAAACATTTCATACAGCAGATAGATTAAGAGAAGAGGCTGAAAAGTTAGGTTGGAAATATTATCTATACAAATTGTCTGGTGGATATACAACCTTCAATGATGGTGTTCGTAGATTTCATAACAAAGAAGATAAAAAAGGTTTTGTTATAGATAAAGATACCGTAGCAATTATTAGAGGTTCTGTAACTAGAAAAGATAGTTGGATGGACTTAATATCAATGCTAGAAAAAGATGGTGTTTGTATAGCAAACAGCAGGCAATGTGTTAGTGTTTGTACAGATAAGTACAGAACCTTT